TAGGGCTACCGGCAAGTTCACCGTTTTTATAGACTTGATGTGAAGTAGTGCCGTTTCTGTTGGTCACAGCATGCCCAACGCCGGAAGCTACGGCTACGGCAAAATTTGAATTTGAATTATGCGTTCCTCTTATCGAACCGGACGAATAGGCAATCAACTTATTGTTCATTATGTCGCCGCCGACAAGCTGAGTATCGCTTCCTATGCATGGGAAGTTAGATGATTCTGTAGACTGTGACCATAGTCCCATGTGCGTACTCGTCCCGCCGTGGTGGGCTAATTCGCCCCATCTTGCAGATCCACAATCTATGTAATCATCATTCCCAATGCCGCCAACAGGATCGTACCCGTAGTCTGTTATAAAAGCTATTCCGCCCATCGGAATTCCGTCATAAGGGCCGGGATCTACCCAGTTAATTAATGCCGCCTGTGCGTCGTGCGCTGCCTGTATGTATAGGATATCTAGTTTATCCCATACTCCTGCGTCCATAAGTGCCCTAACTAAATTGTCGATTAAAGATTGTCTGTCAGCGGCTGGCGTGACTGTCATTGCCTGCACTATTGCAACTGATTCTGGCACAGTTAATTGCAGACTGAAAGGAGGCGAGTATATCCCATCCCAATAAAATGGAATGTTCAATGTCATCCTAAACCAGCCATCAACATCACCTACATTGGTTAAAGATGCTTCTCGACAAGTAATCCCGTTAAACTGAGAGTCTCGAAATATAACAGCTAAATCTGCTGCATACACTCGCGCTGCTGAACTGCCGATGCTGATAGGTGTATTTATGTCTATGCTGATCGTTCCGGTAACGCGATGCGTTGCGGGAGTGTTTACAGTGATGCGATCTGTACGCTCTTCAAATATAGTCATCATTATCCAATCACCGCCTTTTGGAGGACTGAACTCGACATTCTCCCATGCGATAGGAGTTATATCCCAGTTGTCCTGTAACCGTCTTTCGATGTCTCTGCGCGCTGTATTGAAGCTCATTTACAATCCGCTCATGTACGCATCAAATGCTGCATGGATGGCAACAATTTGTGCGGTAATGTGCTTCGTACCCATGTGAAAAATACTTATTCTTCTATCTGTTTCGTTTCCTTCATGTGCACCGATACGCACAGCAGTCGGGGGAACATTTCCCGCGCTGTTGGTAGTATTGTAAGTTCCCAAAACCCCATTTTTATATATTCGTCTGTCGTTAGTAGCTTTTATAGTGACTTCTGTATGCCCTACCGCAGTACCTCCATTGTTTACGTTTAATTGTTGTCCACCATTTATAAATCCAATAGCAGTGTTCGCTAGAGAGTTACAGCCTAATTGGTTGGAATCAAAAGAAGATGTGTCCTGCGCACCGACTTCATATTTTAGCGTACTACTTGCTGAATCAGTAAAGCACCATACGCCATAATGCGCAGATACACTTGAGTATCCGCCGACCGCCGACCATGCAACACCATTACCTACTTGTAAGTAACGGCTGTTCGCTCCTAGATAACCTTGATTTGCTGCGAATGCCATGCTTCCTACATTGGTCGCAGACAATGCTCCCGGATTTACCCAGTTTATTAAAGAAGATTGCGTATCGTCTGCTGCAAATATGTAAAGTACGTCGAACGTATCCCATACGCCTGCATCTAGCAGAGATTGAACTAATGTATTGATCAATTCCTGTCGAGGCTTGTCGGGTTCGACTGTCATTGCATTTACTACTGCAATGGCTTCTGGAGAATCAAGGTAAAAACTTAAAGGCTGAATATAACTGCCATCCCAGTAAAATGGAATGCGCATCGTCACTCTGAACCATCCGTTTTCTTGCGCGCCATTTGAAAGACTTGCTGCTAGGCAGGTGATGCCGTCGAATTGTGAGTCCCGGTAGATGATAGCTAATTGATCTGCGTAGTCACGAGCAGCAGTAGTTCCAGTATTGATAGGAGTATTAATATCGATAAAGATGGTGCCATAGGTACGATGCGTTGCAGGCGTATTTACGGTAATTCTATCAGTGCGATTTTCCTCTATTCTCATCGATAACCAAGATACTTCTTTTGGCGGACTGAACGCGACGTTTTCCCACGCAATAGGCGTCAGATCCCAGTTAACCTGTAATCGTCTTTCGATAACTCGCCTTGCTGTAGTAAAGCTCATTATTGAACCTCTTTGACTGCATCGCTGACCATTTGCGCAACTACGCTCAACGTACGCTGCACCATAAAGCCTTTATCCGCTTGCTTAGAATGCCCTTTTTCTAGGCGAATAATATAGGGTAGATTATTTGTGATCCAAACAGTATCTTGAGGCTTTGAGGTAAGAAAACTAGTCTCCTCGACGCCGTTCGCTGCGGTCGCAGCAGCAGAGCCGCCGCCTTCAATACCGTTATTCGATTTAGGCGCCGCGCCGTAATTCAAAGCCCATGCGCTGCGCGCGTGTCCTGTATCAACAGGCGTCCTGCGCGTAACCCCTGCAAATATATCAAGCGCGACTTTGCGCACGACTTGATCAGCATCTGCTCCTGTCAATTCGACAAACTTTTTAATATCTTTTTCAAATTGCCGAAGATTAGTGAAGCGTACGGTCATGACTCTCTCAAATGCAAAATCCAGAGCGCACCAGCAGGATCTTGCTCAATGCCTATAACTTCGTAAACCGCGCTAGAACCCGCAATTACGCGATGCACACGATGCTTTAAATTAGGCTGGACGGATAATAAGTTCTGCGAAGTCAATCCTTTTACGTCTGTCGGCTCTATCTTGTCGTTTTCCTGCTCTTTTTGGGAATAACTATCAAATAGCATGGTTGTTGTAACACTCGATGCTGTTGTGCTTACTACGCCCGCAGATGCGTTATATGCTGTGCTGGATATCGCCTCGAACCGGGCGGATACGTAAACGCCATCAAAAACATTTTGCGCAATGTCTGCAACCGATCTAAATACTGTTTCTAGGCCCATGACTAACTCCTAATCAAATCTTTCGTGCCTGATCCTGTTCGAGATCTTATTCGTCCGTAAGGCTCGATCATTGCTTTGATGAAATCAGGTATGGCAGTTGTGCTGTCGCGATCTTCTTTATCAATAACCAGTTTCAATGGACCGGCAGTTAATTCACTGAAGCCTTTCGTATCTGGTTCTGCTGTGATATCGACGGCTAATAAATACATCGCCAATTCTGCTGTGATCTCTTTTAAGAAAACAGGGATGATGTCGTTGTCGATAGATTCGCCGTCCCGGTAATACACGGAATGGCGCGGCCATCGCAGCGCTTGGTTTTCTATCAGATCGGCTTTATCGCCGTCCCAGTCTATCCAATGATCGAGGGTGCGCGTCGCCATAACAGCAGCGATATCTTTATCACCTGCGCTTGCGGTTGTCCAAGCGGTAGAATTTAAACGGGATTCAAAATAGGTATCGGCTTCAGCCACTGTCAAGTAGCTGTTCGCGTTCGGTGCGCCAACGGTGGCGATAACGGTAACTGCCATGTCTTACTCCTTCTGCTTACAGAAAGTCATGTCGATAAACTCTTCTTGCCACTCCTCCGCAAAGTCGCAATCTATGTAGTCCTTAAAATACGGTCCGCCCTCTGTATAATGAAGATTCTTGATATTACCAGAATTTTCAGCCTCGTAATAGTCTACAAGGAAGTTCCATTCTTTCGGGATCTCCCCAATTAGTTCATCTGGAAGCCATTTAAACTGATGCAGATCAAGGCCATGCGCCGTGTTTACGTATTCGGGAGTCAGTCCTTCGCATTTTCTGTTGTTGAACAACATCACGGAAGACCAGTTTTTGCGCTCATATTTTGTCTGTATCGTATCAAGATATTTTAGCTCATTTTCCGGGACATGATTATGCTTTACCACTTGAACAGCTTTTGATTCATCCCGCAGATCCCAAAGTTCTTTGATATCTTCGAGCATCAGCATATCGCAATCAGCAAAGATAGCCCATCCTTCATACCCGCAAAGGTAAGGTACGAGCCAGCGCGAAAAAGCAAATTCATTTGACTGTAAAGGATCGCGAGGCCGGGTTAATTCAGGAAGCTGGTTTAACATGATAGGCGTAAACGAAACCGGGACACTTGATCTGCGCATGATGCTATTAACAAAAGTATGGTAGGCAACAATTTCACCCGGGTCGTATCCTATAAACATTTTAATCATTACCGTACCCCATTGCATTCAAGTGTGATAGTTTTTCTGCCGATAGCAGAGCGACAATTTCCGAGCTTTTTATCCCGGCTGTAAAAGATGCTACATTATAATGATCATGATCATCGTCGAGAATTAGTACGATGCACTTCTTCCCAAGATCTTGTTCTCGCTGTGTTTCTAATGCAAGTTCAAGACAGTTTTCGACTGATTGATAGGCATTGTCATTTGTCGTATTTGCTAGGCTTACTATCTTGTTATCAGACATACGCCTCACCTAATAAATGTTTTGCTGGAAGCCCCTGCTGCATTTCTTCAAGGTTCCATTGCGCGTAGGCAATATCGTATGCAAACTGTTGGCGATCCATTATTGCATTACTTATAAGCGCATTCGATGTTGCTCGCGGAGTGTAATCGTAGATCATTGATCCTGCATCAGCGCAAAATGCGGGAACCCCTGCAAGCAATGCATCGACGCCTGAATTACTATTAAAAGTAATCACAGCACGCGCGCGTTTAAATTCTTCTTCGAGCGTACCTCTCGATTCAATCGTACCTAACATTGCAGGCGTTGCAGTCAGCGCCAGCGGGTGAGGTCTGAATATAACTTCGAGCTTCATTGAATGCAGCCATGCGACAGTTTGCGCGCACCACTCAATATGATTTGTATGCTGAACTGAGGCATCCCATGGCACTTGCGCGCAAAGTAAAATAGGACCTTTTTGTCTTATACGCCACGGCTCTAACTTAACATCCAGCTTTTCCCATCTGTCGCCAATAGAAAGTTTATTATTGAAATCTGCATTTGCATTCAGACCATTAAGACCTGCTGAATAATAATGATCTCTTTTTATATATCCCTTCTCTAAAACAACAGTATTTTTACCTTGCGCTTTTTGCTCTTTGATTATGTTGCCTCGATGCATGCTGTAAGGTACTGCATGCTTACCTACACCGAACACGACAGCAAGATCAAGATCGCTTTTGTAATCTTCAACATCATACAAGCATGAATCAAATCCGGTATTTAATAAGCCTTCATGAAATGCTTCGAGCACTTTGCAATGCTCATCATTATTGCCCGGTAGATATACACCTACCTTCATGATCCAATCGCTTTTAATTGCGCCTTCGTCAATGAATTTTTAGGTACATATCCCTGCGATGCCATCGCAAGCGTTGCCTTTCTTGGGAAAAGATCGCCTATCTTTTTCTTACCGTGTACGTAACGAACGGGATCGAGTTTGACGTTACCTATATGCCCTGTTTCAGGATTAATAAATTTCATTGTTCTCATTTTGACGCCACCAGTATTAATGTTCGACCATCATCTGCTTCGTAAATGTCGCCGGGTATTTTATCGTACTGTGTATAAACATGATCAACTTTGAAGCCATGCTTATTCAACAATGCCGTCATTTCTTCTAACGTATAATGGCGGACATGAAATGGGTAATCTTCTTTTGTCCACGCATTGAATATTTCATTAGGTGAACTGATGATTAATTTATCGGTCAGTAACGCATAGTTTGCTATCAGCGCATCATCTTCAACAATATGTTCTAGCGTCTCAAAGCAAACAATAAAATCATAATGCGATGCACCCGTTATATCGAAATTCAATATATCGCTGCATACGTAAGATGGATTATCCTGTGTTGCTTGATAATGTTCTTTTGCAAATACAACTGCCTCTTCACTTACATCGACTCCCGTTACTCGAAAGTTTTTATTTGCCGTTGCGAGTATGTACGAGCCGTAACCATTGCCGCACGCACCATCGAGTATGCGCGCGTTTTCCGGTAAGTTTTCTGCGCACCATAGATAGCGTTGCTTATGATCTGGTTTGATGCCATCAAGCGTTGGCGATGTTTGTCGTTCCCCTGTATTCTGCATTATAGTTCCACCCCGTATCGCAGTAGGTCTGCTGTAACCATTAATTTTATTAGATCATCGAATGATGTTGTTGCGCTCCAATCTAATTTTTCTTTTGCCTTGCTTGCATCACCGCAAAGAATGTTTACCTCGAGCGGTCGCGTATTCGACTTATCTGTTTCAAGATAATCTACGTAGTTTAATCCTGCTGCGCGAAAAGCAACTTCGCATAGATGCTGAACGGTATAGGTAGTGCCCGTAGCAATAACATAATCGTCGGGAATATCTTGTTGCAGCATGCGCCACATCGCATCGACATAATCTTCTGCGTATCCCCAGTCCCGGTAGGCGGCTACATTCCCTAGTACGAGTTTATCCGCCAGACCTGCTTGAATTCGTGCGACGCCATCTGTTATTTTTCGCGTAACAAATTGCTTGCCGCGTATCGGACTTTCATGATTAAATAATATGCCGCAAGAAATATGCATGCCTTGTGCTTCCCGATAAATACGACACATATCATGCGCTGCCATTTTTGCGACAGCGTAAGGCGATCGAGGATTAAACAATGATTTTTCGTTCAATGCGCCTTCAGCTTCGCCGCCAAACATTTCAGATGTCGATGCTTGGTATACCCGTGTGTAGGGTGAATGCCTAAAGATAGCATCCAGTAAATTGATTACGCCCTTCGCATTAACTTCAAACGTATGGGCGGCTTGATTGAATGATTCAGCAACAAACGACTGTGCGCCTAGATTATATACCTCATCGTATTTGCCGCGGGCAATAATAGCATTGATGCAACCTGCATCTGTTAAATCGCCTGCAAAAACGCGAGCATTAGTAACTTCAAGATAAGCTAAATTTGAGGTGTCAATATTACTTCGCATCGGAGTAATCCCATGCACTTCGTAACCTTTACTGATCAGCAGTCGCGCTAAATAGGCTCCGTCTTGTCCGGTGATCCCGGTTATCAGCGCCTTCATGCTGCATTACCTTTCGGTATTTCACTTCCTATAGCTGCTTTTCTTTCTGGGCCTTTATCGTGGCGCATGTATTTACCCAGTATCGATGAATCAAAAAGATAGCGATCGCCCGCATCTTTTGTTATTGATCGACAAGGTACATTGATCAGCTTGCGTATAAAATCGAACACATAGCAATCGTGAAATTCGCCTAGATATTTAAACGCGCCATTGAAATATGCTGCGAGCATCAGCTTCATAAAACCTTCGTTAATATCGTGTTGCGTATTGAATGCAATGAAGCCTGTTTCACTGTATGACCATTCGCGATCTAAATGAATAATGTAATCGCCTTTTTCATACATGCTATCGATGAAGTTTTTAGGTACATCTGTATGCGTAACGACATCAGCATCGATCCATACGAGATACGGATCTTGACATGCTGTGCCTGAATCGCACATCGCATAGACTTTACGGAAAAATTTATGCGCGTCGTAGCGGTAGTTATAAGACTGGCCGCCGTCTGGCCCTGCTTTCATCATGCCTTGATAAATAGGATCAGATCTGTTCAGAAGATCCATGAATACGAGAAAATCTTCGTAATCAAAAAGATTGATGTAATGCAGTCGAGGTGATTGAGGGCAGTTGCTAGGCAATGCCCTTTCGTAGTAAACGGTTAGCTCTTCTTCTTCAGGCCAATGCTTTAAAAAAGATTCGATAAACCGCTTACCGTATTGGTGGTACCCTTTTTGTCCGAATGATGTGACTATCAAGTTATTCCCCTTTTACTTGTTAGTTGCTGCGTTTTAAACTAGATCGTATATCGACCCTCATCTTCTTCATCGTCATCGATAGGATCTTCTTCTGGCTCATCAGATGCCGCATCTTCAATAACTTCTTCTTCAGATGCTTCTTCGATCTCTTCAACGGCGACTTCAACGACAGCTTCAGGAGCATCGTTATTTGTTTCGCTTAAAAGACTCCAGCCTGCAAATCGACTTTTGCCAAGATCAGTTGCGTAGTCAGATTGATTTACGACTTTGATCTTTCCCGTACTTTTTTGTTTCAATGTAACTGTAGGTATTCGCATTACATGCTCCTTATTTAAAAAATGGCGCCCTGATGGCAGGGCGCCAAAGAGGAAGAATTCAGGCGCGTGGGACTACGCCTGAACGTCTTATCCTGCTACTCGGGTAGCTAGTTCTGGGCGTACTAACTTAGCACCCCACAGAATGTCTAGTTCCCAAACGACTTGCTTGTACTGTCTTGAAATTTCAAGACGCAAGGTAATACCCGTTTGCGGATCAGTCATAGACATGATCATCGAGCCAAGCTGAGTATCTTGCGTGGACGAAACTAATGGACGGTTAGCAAATGCGAATGCATCACGATGGAAGACCATGTTAACAACATGAGAAGCCTTGATCGTAATAGCCGCCGCCGCTGTTGCTGCTGTTGCTAATGGTGGTGCAATCAATACTGCTGAATTTGCAGAAGATACGATCGCGGATACCGTTGCGCCTACAACATAGGTCTGCGAATCACCAGCAATGGTGAAGATATCGCCAGCAACCATGTTACCGACAGCAGATGCAGATGCAACATCAAGAGACGTTGCGCCAGCAGCAGTAGTCGAACCTACGACAGCGCCTGTAGCCTGTAACGAACCTGCTGTATGCGTAACAACCGCATCATCAGCAACCCAATCGACGCCGTATTTACGACCGATTTCACCCTCGATTTTAACTTGGGATGACATCGTTTTTTCAGCATCAGCAAAAGGACTCAATGCAAGAGCATTTGCTTCAGCATCAAAATCGAGTACGCCGCGACGTTCTGTACGAGGTGCGCGCTGTTGATGCAATACTTTACGAGCGTTAACTGCATCGACAACTGTTGATGCAAAAGGAGTCGCACCAGCAGTACCGGTGTAACCATATACGCCTACATATTCGTTATGAATATCGATGTTAACTACGTTGGCAAGTGCGCGTACTGCTTCTGACATTTGCATAGGGATGAAATGAGCGTTCTTATCCACTTCGACCATATCTTTATCAGACATATGGAAGTTAACTTTCTTCCAGTTGTCCAATGCAATTTGAACTTTTTCAGGAGTCGTGTCAGTTGGTGCAGAAGGCGTCGCTGAAGGAGTTACATCCGTCGCAGCGTTTGCTGTTGGGATAGGCACGTCGATAGTGTCGCCCTTTTCTGCTGCTTCTGCGCTGTAGCTGCCGTTAACCAAACGAGGCATTACTGCCTGTTCGCGTAGAGCCAAAAGTCCTCGTGCAAGGATTTTCGGCATAATTGTTGCTAATGTGTTAGCCATGATTCAATGCTCCTCTAATAAGCAATTAATAAAAATTATATAACGTTAATTACTCTCACCGAGAGGCATAGAATTCTCCGAATTCTATTAGTTGTTTACTACGGTTACTTGCCCTGAAGCAATACCCTCAAGATTCGCGCCTATGGCATCGGCATCGTGGGAAGGAACGCCTTTAGGATCTCCACCGGATTTACCTTTGTCGTTACCACCACCGCCACCACCTGCGTTACCATCGAAAAGATAGTCTGCTTCTTTAACAAGACTTTCTGCCCATTCAGTCATGCTGAGAGGCGTTTTAGCATCAGCGCCATATAGCACTGATCCATCAGGACCGTTCGGTATTGGATTTCCTTGGTCATCGAGAGACCATACGCTACGTCCTCTTGCAATGATATCTTGCATTGCGCCTTTCCTTACTGCTGCAACTTGGGATACCGCTTGCTGTAAACTGTTATCGATAACAACAGTTGATAATTTATTCTTGAATTCGCCCGCAGAACCTTCTGCATTTTCAAGGGCTTTTTGCAAGGCAGATACTTTACCATCGTAATCTTGGCGCATGCGCTCTGTGCGCTCTGCGATCAACTCATCGATCTTACCTGCATCTAATAATTTTTTGTCTTTCATTTGGCGCGCTTGTTCCATCGCCTCTTTTGCTTGCTCGACATCAATGCCGTCGAACTCAGCTAATTTCTTTTGCATTTCTTCAACAGAGGCGCCTTGCTTTTTCATTTCTTCAAGCTGGCGAGTCAACTCAATGTTGTTATTTCTGAATTCTGATATACGGGTTTTGTAATCACCGTCATCCAGATCAAGTACAAATTCTTCGCCGACCTGTTTATACAGCTCACGGTATTTTTCATCTACTTCAGTCAGTGCTTTTACAGTTGCTTTTAACATAGTTTATATCCCCTTAATTATCCCATTCTTGCGCAGTTGTCTAAAAAATCATTGTCCTTGTATCGCAGCTTAGAGGGTATGGTATCCCCTAGCATTACGAAATCTTTCTCGCTCATGCTCTTCGCTAATTTAGCAAGCGATACAGCGCTTGCGAGCATATCAGGGCGCGTCATCCAAGGCGTGCCATCTACCGCGCCGTTGTCGCACATATCCACACCCGGTCGATTGTTTGTCTCGTCAACATAAAATTTCGAGCCTTCGCGCCAGCCGCAATCTGTTCCTGCCAATACCATAGGCTTGCAGCCCATATACAAGAAAGCAGATACTGCCCGGTTGACTACATTATAGCCGCCACCCATGCACATATCGTTATCGAATAATTCTTTGTACAGCCTCACCTCTTTTTCATAGCCTGTTGCGCTATGGAAGATCGTTACATCCTCATCCTTCAGCCATTCAAATACAGCAGGATCACTTGATGATGCGATCAAGTGCTTAACATTGGGTGCCCGGAACATACGATCGTCATTGGCGATATGATCACCGGGATCCATAGAAACCGCCCAATCGACTTGGAAGCCTTCTTCGTATAGGTATTTGATTGCTTTTTTGCATGCGACAAGGATTGCATTGTCATCTGCTATGCGTCGGCGAATTTCGTCGAGCACTTCTGGATTTTTTAAAGATGGGCCGCTGCCGCATACTATTACCGCGCGTCCCTCGAATTGATTTTTTTGGTAACAAGGCAGCCCAAGTGACGCGGCGTGCTTTATATTTCTGTCGTAATTATCGACATTAGGATTTACAAATTTGATTTTCTTGCCGTTGTCGCTGCTCTTTTCTGCAACAAGAGAATAGTGGCGTAAGTGTATCGGCGCTGATAATGGTTGTAGTAACAAAGGCTTTTTCCTTTCAAGTTTGGGTATTATATACAAAAAACCGGCGAAAATGACAACAAAAACGAGTGAAATCTGGAAATTATTTTCCTTGGTTTTCAATATTACCTATAAGTTATTGTTTTTATTAAATAAATTAACTTGAATTAATACTTGCATTTCAAGTAAGCATGAGTTATTCTTATACCTAGGAAATCAGAAATTAACAGAAAGCGGAGAAATAACATGACTTCATTAGAATTAGAAAATCTGAAAGAAATGCACAATGTACATATATCCTTAAGAAAAGGGGTATTGCGCATGCAAACGAATTCGGGCACTAAAGCGCTTGCTGAATTAGACTTAAAATTAAATGCGCTAGGTTTTGAATTAAATGCGCACCAGCAGTTAATCGTCGAGCCTGCTTTTTATCTATACGAGAGCGCGTAATCATGGCGCAATACGAATACGAATGGGATATCGAAACTGTCGTGCTTGAAGATAGCGAAGACGGTTACGCGGGCGATATTATCGATCATGATTTTCTTGATACGTTACGATTGCCAACTGAAGCGAATGAGGTTCTTGTACTTGTATGCGATGCTTACTATGTCGATGGTCAATGGGAACGCTCGTGGGCATACGTTAAAGACGGCAGAATGGGAACGCATTTCAAGAACACGTACGGAAACGCGACGTTAAAGATCCCGCAGAAATTTCATAGCCAACTTAAAAGGGAGACGGCAAAATGAAGTATCAAGAATTTAAAGACGGCAGAATCTGCAAAACATTTAAAGATGATTGTGTAGTGCGCTCAATAAGCATTGCGTTAAATCAATCATATGCAAAGACGTTCAAAGAACTTATGACGCTCGGCATGAAAATGGGCGCTTATCCAAATCACGATAAGGTCTGGATCAAGTATCTCGAAGATCACGGGTTTGTAAAAAACAAGCCCCCCAGAGATTGCTACGGCAAGCTGATCAAGCTGCGCGACTGGGAAGCACCCGGCATAGTCGCTGTCGTACGCAATAGCAGGCATTTAACGGCTGTCGTTGATGGATACGTCGTCGATGCATGGGACTGCACGTATAGACCTGTAAATTCATATTGGAAAAAATAAAAAGAGGAGATTATGATGGATAAGTATTTTGATTTTGCAATAGATGTGATATTAGTGACTGCGGCTATAGCCTTTATCGGGTATGTAGCTTACACCGCCCTATTTATTTAATGGAGAAAAACATGACAACATTTACAGAAAGCGGAGAAACAAAATGAACAAAGCACAAGAAACAGCATTAAAAGAATTACAGGATATCCAGTTACAGTTACAGGAATTATCGCAGCGCGCAGATGAGATATTAGAGAAGCATTTTCCCGATGAAGTCGTGCATGCTTCTGCTTATCAGGTAACGGCATTTGGCTGGTCGAGCAATCCATACGATTCAACATTCGCTACAACGGTTAAAGAAATCGAAGAAAAGATGCAACAAGAAGATGAAGAGGAGATGGAAGATGAGTAATTATGCCATAGTTAAATGTTACGAAAGAAGCGGCTACGTTCATCGCGCTACGGTATTGAGCGTGGCCTCTTTAAAGACGGCAATGCCTATCGAACGTTGCGAGAAGTTCGAAGTAGAGAGCATCCACAATTACAGCTCCCCTATGTTTCGTCGAAATTTGTTTAGATTTATTGGCGCCGAAAATAGAAAGCGGGCGAAGACGATCGGCTATCGATTTGCTAAGCATAAAGATCTAATGCTCGCGTTAATGGCCCAACGAAAAAAGGCCCGAGCGGAAGCATTAAAGGGCACCAAGAATATGTGTGCATTTTCTCGCGGGACTGAGTATGTCTTTATGGACGAGCATGGAGAGCGCATGGATATCGAGCGATGGGCCGGGAACAAGATTACTAAAAAAGACATCCAAGAAATTGTCGAAGAATATAAAGATCGAATAGGTCTGAAGGAAATATGGCTCGACAATGGCTATGACTTAGCCGCATCGCCTAAAGATTATCATGAGCATAACGACTATGACCCTGCTGTGGCATTCGCTGAAGTAATGATATGGGAGAAACGGGCATGACCCTAACTGAATTAAATATTGTAACTTGCTTACTAAAGTACGGCGAGGTCTCCATACATGATACGGAGGCCCGCAAAATACAGGTAATTGAGCAGTTTCTGGAGGAGGAGCTAGTGGTAGCTATAGAACCGCAGACTTGCCCTACAATCAAAGAATATGCGGCATGTAAAAGAATTTGAAATAATACTTGCTTTTCATCCTAATACCTAATATATTTGGATCATACTTTAGCAGGGCGGAAACTTTCGGTAAACGTACTCCAAGAGGCACGCATGATACGGAAGCCCTGCTATTTTTTTAAATCAGAAAGCGGAGAAATAAAATGGCAAAGAAAAAAGCAAAAAAGGATGTTCGTAAAATTATTACGGATAAGATCATCGAGCAGATGCAAGCATGCATCGCATCAGATTATAAAAAGCCTTGGTTCAGCATCGACATGATGCCGATCAATGCGGTTACGAAAAAAACGTATCGAGGTATGAATACTTTCTGGTTAGGCTTAACGGGATACAGTGTTCTTGAATTCGCCTCCTACAAGCAATGGGAATCGATCGGTGCGCAAGTTCGTAAAGGGGAGAAGGGTCATCTTGTTATCTATTACATGCCTTTTGAAATTGAAGATAAGGACACGGGCGAAAAGAAAACGATCCCATTACTGAAACACTCAACTGTTTTTAATTGTTCGCAAGTCGACGGCTATGAGCCTATCGTATTCGACAACACGTTGAATGATAACAAAGCAGTGAAGCACGCAGAAGAGTTTGTAAAGAACTGCGGTATCGAAGTGCGCAATGATATCGGTCAAGCGTTCTACATGCCTTCAACTGATCGTGTTCACATTCCGAAGTTAGATCAGTTTAAAGATGCTGAAAGTTATTACTCGGTATTGTTTCATGAATTTACCCATGCGACCGGCGCAAAGACACGTCTTGATCGTAACTTATCCGGGAAGTATGGGGATGAGACTTATGCCTTTGAAGAATTGATTGCTGAATTAGGAAGCGCATTTACAATGGCGCATCTAGGGCTTGAGTCTGAGCCTCGCGAAGATCACGCGAAGTACTTAAAGAATTGGATCGCTGCATTGAAGAATGATACATCGTTTATTTTCCAAGCATCTGCGAAAGCACAACTTGCCAGCGACTGGTTAATCGAACAACAGAAAGAGGAGAAAGCATAATGGCTAGGCACGACAAGGCACCATGGATATTCACCGAGCATTGGGATGAAGATGAGCCGGGAGAAATAAGATGTATTTCTTCTGAGGAGCATGGAGCTCTCGCGACAGTAGTGTGGCGCATGGAAGATGGAGAGAGCTCCCCTAAATGCGAAGCGAATGCAAAATTGATTCTTGCTGCTCCTGATTTGCTAGATGCCCTGAAACAAGTAAATGCTCTTCTTTATTCAAAAGGCATCAAGCTAGGATCAGATGATTATTTTAAAGCACGTTCGATCATTGTTAATGCAATCCATAAGGCAGGAGAGGAAATGTAATGGCATTATATACAGAAATACATCGGGGGGTGGCTAAGATAGAAAAAGGCGCAATTATTAATTGCATCGACGACAAGCTGAATAAAACATATCAAGGCACCGTAACCGGGCTTAACGGTAGGACGCTATATGTAAATATTCATGGCGTTGCGGGAATGCAAAAAGTATCCGTTAAGTACATAGGAGCGTTTGACTAATGGCCTACATACTGGATAAAAATATGAGCGTGCATGAGGCGCATCGGGTGTGCATGGAGAATGGCGTATCGATGATCTTCAGTGAGGATAAAAAAGGTGCGAAGCTGATCAAGACTAATCAAGAATTAGTCGAGCGCATCGAAGCGTTCAAAGATAAAAAGAAATGAAACAAGAATGTGCGACAAGTGCATAATAGAGTTAATTCGTAAATATAAAGGAGAATAAAATGGCTGATAAAAAAGCAGTAGTTAAAAAAGATCGCGGTGGCGCAAGAAAAGGTGCGGGCCGTAAATTAATCTACAATGAGGATACCATGGGCATATCTGTTACCGTCCCGGTAAGCATCAAGAGTAAGCTGCGCAAAAAGGCAGCCAGACAAGGGATCAGCATGTCTGCCGTGGTAACGGAAGCCCTTAAGATTCATTTAAAAGGAACCCGTTAAATCAACGAGTTAGCACTAAACCAAATTTATTTTGGTTTAGTGCTTGCTTTTCATATGTTCTTCGCTTATTCTTATACCTAGGAAATCAGAAAGCGGAGAAATAAAATGAATCAAGCAATGAACCCATTAGGCCTATACGATAACAAAGGCGCATCGACCGTTGCAAAAGCAACCATTGATATATCTAAGGTAGTTAACGGTTGGTTAGGAAATTCTAATAATTGCGATAAAGATTTTGAGGATCTTTGGAATTCAAGCAGAATGAATAGGCTGATCACCAAGTATCCCGGAATAGGTATCAGCGATACTTATGTTAGGGATGGCGTCTATATGCTTTTCACCCAATATAAGGATGCGGAGAACGCAGCATTATATCGCGATTAATAATTAATTAGAAAGTGGAGAAATAAAAATGGAAAAATTAGATTTAAATTCTTTAAAAGGTGGGGAAGTAGTAGGATTTTCCCCCTCCTTTTCTGGTGGGGAAATATGCCCGAAAGCAGTTGTTGTCCGTACCACTAAGACATTAGTGGTGGTGCAGCGGGAAGATAGACCGGACATCCAGAACACTTTTCTGAAAGCATCTGGCCGTGAAAAAGGCGCAGTGAAGTATAGCGTGCACACGAATCGCCTAATGACCCTCGCGCAGCTAGAGGCCCATAATAAGGATGTCCTCGAAAAGCAGGAACTGGATAGTGCTCGCAACGATCTTCGCGAGATGTTTGATTCAAAGATCAAGCATCTGAGCGTCGAGCAATGCAACCGGGTAATGGAAGAACTTAAAAAAGTGGAGAAATAATATGTGGATATATATGAATGATAGTTTTTTATCTATCGTACGCCATCGGGATCAGCCGCAATATTTAATGGTACGTGCTCGTCGCAAGGGCGACATCGAAGCGGTGTTCCCAGCGGCATCAGTTGATCGTACTCCGGTCGCGGATTATCGCTATCGGGCAGTTATACACGAGCAAGATGTTTCGCGCGTTATTGCTTCAAGAATAAATAGCATCGAGTACGATAATTTTAAAGATAGCGTTAAAGATCCAGCGCGGGTGAATGTCTATCATCAATTATGGGCGACATCTTTTCGTTTAGGTGAAGATAGCGATGTTTATTCGATGTATAATGAGGATCATTTTAAACGTTATATCGGCGGCACTTTTGAAGCTGAAGAAATAGAGCGTAGATTCTTACCTGATGGAGAAGTGTAATGAAACATATCAAAGGTCCGTTGATACTGGAAGTAAAGCGGCCTAATGCCGCCGAATTAGCTATCCTAATATCTGATGTATTTACCCAAGATGGAAAGATCATTGTCGTGGAGGCGGGATGGGACGACCCCTCCAATCATCCTATTCATTTGCTGAAAGGAGAAATGAAAGGGGATATTTCCACCGGGCTTTCCGTTGGCAAAGTATTTACTTTACGCCCAACCAAAGAAGAAGATGATATTGCCGAGACATGGAAAATATGGTCGGAAGGAAAGCATGATGAGGATTACCTAAAAGTCATCGTCGCCGATTCTTTTACCTAACGTACATTCGGTTTAATCACATCTTCTAATGCGCGGCCGTCGGGCCATCTTTCGATTTTGTTTCGTTTAAACATTTCGATGGTAGCCTCAACTTTGCGCTGCGGGATAAGAATACTCTCCACATCGTCATATAAAGAAACACTATTTTTAAATAAGGTCTCATTATAATTCGTATTATTCTCCGCCGCATCCACCCAGTCAGAGATTTTAGGAAGCCTCTTCTCTTCCATAAATTGCGGTCGCACTTCCCCATACTCATCGGTTCGATAGGATACAGCATCGGTGCGTTTTACCATTTTGGGTTTATATACGATATAAGATCGGTCTGTAGCGGCTAATTTTTTTGCTGGCGTTATCCGGGTGAATACATAGTTCGCCCCGCCTGTATTA